ACCCAACTCGTATCTAACCATGTGTTCTAAGTCTTTGTAATACTGTCTGATCTGCCTGACGTGCATTACGTTATCAATCGCTTGCAGGGTTACATTCTTAACCTTGCCTTGCTTTGCTAACTCTTTTGTCTCTTCTTGCTTCTTTTTGTAGTCTTCTTCTAACTGGTCTTGACCATGAAAGAATTTCGAGAGTAGCCCACCAACCTCACCAGCGATACCTGCAACCTCACCGCCAGTCTTCTTGATGTCTTGATAGGCTTGAACTGCCGTCTTGATTCCTTCATAGGCAAGTTTGCATCCAGCAAAGATGGTGATTGGATCAATGGTTTACTCCTATGGCTGTCTATTTAACGCTGAAGACAATAATCCAATAGCACCCATGCTTGGTTGTGGTTTTGGAGTTGTTCCAGAAAGTAAACCACTTATTACTTGTTTAGCCGCTCTTTGGCGTAATTGATTTTGTAATGCCTCACTACCCGCACCAGCAAGCATTAAAGGTATTCCTACTTCAGGTTTTAAATAAGAACCCGCCAAAAGTGCAGGTGACATCAGCGATCTTTTAGTTGGGTCAAATTTAGATACAAAATTTAATAATGGGTCTAAACTACCGCCTTTTGAAACAGATCGTATTGCCGATTGCTCATCCTTTGTAAAGTTTGCCATTTTTGTTGGGTTAGCCGCTAAATTTATAAAACCCTGTCTTATTAAATCACTTTGACTTAAATTTGGATTATCTGCCTTTATATCTGCAATATTTAAAACGTTTTCTAACGTTGATGCTCTACTAAGATTTCTCCAATCTTTCCTTGCTTGCATTATTGTTTTTACAGCCTCATCAATCCCACCAGCACCAGCAACAACATCGTTTGGACTTAACCTTGCCACATAAGCATCAATACTGCTAACCATATTGCCTGAAAGTCTGCGTATATTTGGGTCTTTGCTTGCTCGTAAATCATTTGCAAGTTGGCGCATTTGGTCAACAGTATTAAATGAAACATTACCTCTGCCAACAATTTTGTCATATTCGTTTAAAACATTTTTAACTTCCGTGGCATTTTCTGGCAAGTACCTTGCCTTATTAAGACTATCTTTGACATCATTAAGCAAATTCAAAGAACTTTGTTGATTTAACTCTATTCCTTGTTGTTCTACTTTGGTGTAGGCACGACCCGCTCTAAGTTTTACCTCTTCCATAGTCAATACTGGTTGACCACGGGACTCGTATGCTCCACCAGCCTTACCAGCCGCACCGCCTACCACATAGCCAACGCCAAGAGCGGCAATAGTTGCGGCTAAATCACTTCCAGTTAAGTTATAAACTTGTTCTGCAACAGGTTGAGCCGCCATAGGAGCAACCATAGCCGCAGGAACCTCACGCACTAAACTTGTACCAACACTAGGTATAAATGGCTTCATTGTTGGCAATGACGCAACACCCTCCATGCCAACCTGTGCAATTCTTTCAGATGTTGTTTCAGGAGTAGGAAAACCCATTCCTGTTAAACCCGCTTGTTGAACTTGAGAGGTTGGAAGAAATGGCATTTGTACAGCCTGTTTTCCAGTTGCAATTCTTGCAAGATTTGCCGCACCTTGAGCAAAATCACCCATAGCCGTTACTGGAGAAGACAACCCAGTAATAATTGCCCTACTAGCCAATCCCGCTTGTCTCTTAATCTCTTGAGGAATTGTTCTTTCTTTAGTAGGAGCAACTGGTGCTTCTGCCGTTTGGGGGCGCATTGAGTTTGCAATTTGAGCCAGCGCCCTAGCATCCTCAACATTTCCTTGAGAATCAGCAATACGTAATGCTTGGATTACTTCTTCATAAGTTGCCATATTTTTCTCACTTATTAGGTTTGTTCAGATATTTGTTTACCAAATCATCAGGATTTTGTGTGCTAGTAGTTAACTTTCCAGAATACTTTTCTGAAAAGTCAAAGTTATTTAAATTTCCAAACTTATTAGCATGGGCATTCATTTTTTGATAGTAGTCAATCTTGCCACGCTGAATTTCCTCTAACTTGTTAAGCAATTCAGTTCTGGCTTTTTGGCTAGTTGTAAGTTGTGGAATACGATCTTCAACAAACTTTCTATCAGCATCTGATATTTGTGCGCCAAGTTTTCCACCCAAATCTTGCATAACAAGGTCTTTTGCACTTTTGTCGTAAATCTGTGATGAAGTAAGTTTTCTTTCTTGCTCTTTACTAAGCAAGCCAACACTAGCCAAAAGATTGGTTGCGCTAACATAAGAGGTAGCCAATGGGCCAGTAAACAACTGTCCACTAGCATCTTGTTCTTTCATTGATGCAATTGAACCAAGCGCAAGTGAACCGCCCCTAGCCAAATTAGTTGCTTCATCAAGAGCATTTGCTTGCGTAAATCCTCTACGCTTAGAGAATTCTTCTTCTTGTTTTTGCGAGACACTTAGGTTTGTTCTAGATGTTGTTTGGTCAATTCCACCACTATAAGGAACTCGAACCATTTTTCCTGTTGCATCTGCCTTCATAATAAACTGTTCATTTGCTTTTTTATCAAAATAAACAGGTTCACGACTTGATTCAGCAATACCAACTTTATCAATTGATGGGGCAGTTTCTTTTGTTGTCAATCTTGCTAGTTCATTGCTAAAAAGTTCATTAAACTCTGGAGTGCCAACTTCAAACTTAGACTTAGCAAACGCATAAGCATTTTTCATCTCATTTGATGTTGCTTCTGGTTTTGTTATTAACTCATTAAGTTTTGTCTGGTATGCCTGATTAAACTCTTGAGTTCCTTGAGGCGCAACAGAAGCCGCAAATGATAAAGCATTACGTTGCTCATTGGTCATCTTCTCAGCAGTTCTTTGCTGAATCAAAGCATAGTCACCCTGTGCTTTACGCAAATAGTTTGATAACTCTAACGCACCAGGCTGATCTCCTTCGGATGCCAACCTTTGTATTCCCCTTTGTATTGATTCAAGATTATTAGGATCAACCTCACGCATTACAGCATTTCTTGCGCTGATGATGCGTAACTGTGGGTCTTCAGCACCCAAAGCACCGCCAATGCCACCAGCCAAACGATTAGCACCATAACCAATGCCTGTTTTAGCAAGTTCAAAAGGACTCATTCGAGCAAATTGAGCCGCTTGTCCTAATGCTTGTTGATTTTGTTCTTGTTGGTACATCTCAGGAGTCATACCAAATAAACCACCCATTATTGAATCTGTTGCCATTTGGTTACTCCTTAAAAGTCACGGGTTTGGTCAAACAACATTTGTGCTTGTTGTGTTTGAGGATTTGCGTATGCACCAGCCAAATATTGACCTTGTTGAGCATATGCTCCTTGAGGAGTTCCACCATAGTTACCAAACAAATTGCTAATTCCTTGTCCTAATTGTTTATTTGTTGATGCGTTAATCAATCCAGTTGCGTATGGGTTGTAAGCATTAGCACCTTGCATTGCCTCTGCCGCACCTACTCCACCACCATACAAGAATCTTCCTGCACCAGCACCATAAGCCGCTGATTGACCACCCAAACCAGCACCCAATGTCAATGGGTTTTGTCCAAGTTGCTCAATACCACTTTGTATTCCCAAAGTAGATTGGAATGGTGACAATGCACCAACTTGACCTTGTTGGTAACTTCCAAGCAAGTTAGCACCTGTGCCAAACAATCCTGCACCAAAAGCAGTTTGTTGTTGACCAGCCTGTTGTGCTTGAGCCGCCAAAGCCGCATCTTGTTGTGCCAATGCGTTGTAATAGGCTTCTAATTCAGGAGTAGTAGCACCTAATCCTTGCGCTCCACTTGGTCTAGCACCAGTAGCACCTACCGACAAACCGCCACGACCTGTTTGGAATAACTGGTTTTGCAATTGTGCAAACTGTCTTTCACGACTAGGTGCAAGCAATTCTTGTTGCTTTGCCATATATTGTTGAGCCGCTTGTTCAGGAGACTGCGCTAAATACTGTTGACCAAGGCTAAACAAACCACTAGCCGCACCTGTTAATGGTGCATATTGTTGTTGTGCGCCCAATCCTTGCTGTATCTGTTGCCCCATCAATCCAGATAACTGTTGTTGATAGGCTTGATATTCAGGAGATACGTTATATCCAGCCCCAATCAGATTGCCTTGTGCATCTGTTTGAAAGTTGCTTGAGCCATAACGAGTAGTAACTCCAACAGGACGGAATCTGGAGGCATCTGCCGCCATTTGAGCCGCTTCTCTTTGAGCGTTAGCAGATGTTTCAGCCGCACTCTTAGCAGATTCCCCTTGAAGGTATCCACCTAATAAACTAGCACCAGCAACATAAAATGGCATATCAATTCCCCTTAATCAAAACTTCATCTACTTTTGACGGGTCTTTCTCGTCAGTAGCATGAACACAATACCAAACCACATCGGTGATGGCTTTTACACCATGATTCTCACCAGCCTTAATATCAATACAAGCAGGGGCTTCAACAATCTGAATGTCACCCTCTTTAACAACTACAACCTTACCTTTGGCAATAATCCCAAAATGGGAGTAGTTGTGCTTATGTTGCATGAGCATCTGCCCCGCACTAATGTGCGTTTCTTTGGCATACAGTCCATCAGAAAAGTGGTGTGTAATCATTCTTATCTCAATTCAAACCAATAGGCAGGGTTTTGACCCGCACTAGACTGCACAGAATAAGTAGCACCAATTGGAACAATGAAGTCCACGTTAGCCCTTGGATATAAGTCTTGCTCTGTATAGTAAGCAGTAGCACCATTAACAGTAGCCGTATAGTTACCATTTCCTGTTGCAGTCCATGCCACAGCCACCCAAATAGGTTTACCAGTAGAATTAGTGTATGTTGTATTCAAACCACGACTGCCTAAGACATTCTGATAAGTTTGAGTTGAACTACCAAGAATATTGGTTGCATTAGTTGCGTTTGTTGCGTTTGTTACAGCAGTAGTGCTAATAGCAGACACAATATCAGAGGCAGAAGCCGCACTCAATGCGCTAGTTCCATTGCCTTTGACAATTGCACCAGAAGAGATTGATGTTGCCCCTGTACCGCCTTGCGGAACAGTCAAAGCAGTAGTTAGACCAGTAATTGAAGTAATGTCAGAGTTAGCACCAGAAGCCGCCGCACTCAGATTTGTACGAGCATTTGCCGCAGTCGATGCACCAGTACCGCCATCAGCCACAGTCAGGTCTGTTATGCCCGTAATAGTTCCTGCGCTAATCGCAACAGTTGCTATCGTTGTTGTGCCAGTAAAGGTAGGAGATGCTAAGTCTGCCTTAGTAGCAATAGCCGTAGCAATGTTGTTGAACTCAGTATCAATCTCAGTTCCCTTGACAATCTTTAAAGCATTGCCAGAAGATAGGTTATCTTTGGTAGCAAAGTTCGTGCTTTTGGTGTAATCACTCATGATAGTTTCCCTTGTTTAGCCTGTATCTCAATCTTTTGAATAGACAATGGTGTTCCATTTATGTCTGACTCATATCCAGTTTGAACAACCTTTCCAGCACCCGTTGCAGAAACAACAAGCGTTTGCAAAGCAATACCATCGCTGTACTGAGCAATAGTTGTAGCATTTGCACCATACTCAGCAATCCCGTAATAGGACTCGCCCTGAGTAGGAATCGTGCTGTTGTCTGACAAGTAGTTGGTCTTAAAGTCAAATCCCCACTTAAATGTAACAGTCTGGTTGCTACCACCAATCACAACAATAGACAACTTCTTCAAGATAGATGTTTGATTCTGATCACCTAAATCAGCATGGTTTGTGTAATACAACATCCTATAAGAAGATGTGTAATCTTGATAAGTGCTATACAAGCCAATATAGCCATTCTTACCAATGTATAGACTTCCATCTCTTCGAGATAACAATGCTGTTGGCTGAATAGAATCCCAAGTTGTTACCCTAGATGCGCCATTTTGCAATATGCCTTTTGTATCAAAGCAATACACAGCACCAATGCTAGGCGTAGTCAACAAGTAAAACGCTTCACGCTCAGAGTAGACAGACTTAATGTTGGATAATGTCTCACCAGCAACAACGCTAGTTAAGTCATTACGGATATTCTTAGATAAGTCTCTCTCAGGCGCAGACTTCTCTTGGATCGTTCTCATCAATGAACGAACACCAGAGTTGGATAAAAACAACACATCTGTGCTTGTCGTCTGAATACTGTCTCTAGCAATGCAACCAATTCCCTCAACTGTGTCGCTCAAGGTCATAGTAGACGGGCTAGTAGCACCTGAATACACAAGAATCTGACGCATACCAAAGATGAACAAGAAGCCGTTATGAGCCGCCAAACCAGTAATCTGGTCAGCACCATTCACCCATACATTGTTGACATTCAAAGAACCAGCAGTTCCTGTTGACCACACATGACCTGCAATCAAGTCACTAAAGTAAACAGTAGAATTGTTAGAAGTGGTGTTAGCCGCCCACAGACGACCAAATGCTGATATACAAATGTTTGCATCAGGCACAGTAGCCGCATAACCAGTTTTCTCAGAAACACGCCTATAAGTAGTTGTACTTACGGCTGGGTCATATATCAATGGGTTATAACCAGACTGAAAAAAGTAGGTTATTCCATTTAAAGATGCACATTGCCAGTTACTTGCTGTGATAGTTGGGGCAGTACCACCACCCCCGTAGGTGAGTTCTGTAACAACATTGGATGCACCCAACTTGAATAACTTATTGTTTCCAGCAAATAAAACAGTCAAAGTGCCATCAGCCTGAACTAACTCATGGATAACTTTTACATCATTAGCGCCCAAGTTGCCACTAGATGAGTTAACTCTTGACCAGCCTTTACGTGCGCCAATGCGTCCATATTGGTCAATGATGCAATTTGTTGCAACCAAAGCATAGCCTTGGCCTAAGTCCAAAGGAGAATCTTGGGTGTTTAACCCGTAAAAGCCTGGTGCGCTTATGCTAGAGACTTGGATTGCTTGGCTCATACCGCTACAAATCCTTGGTTCTCAGGGTAGCGAGTGCCTTCCAATGCTATGTGGTCAGACAACATTGTTTTGTATAGCGCATAAGCCTCAGAGGAAGATAATCCACCATCCTCACCACGCTCCACTAAAGCCCTTGCATAGGCGTTTTGAGCCACTAAAACATCAGGTACTTTGACCACAGTAGCATCAGCACTCAAAGTGGCTTGTGGGACTGTTAAAGAGAATGGGATGCTATACACGCCATCAGGACGAGGATAGAGAGTTACTTTTGTATCACCATTACTATCTACGCCATCAAAAGCGAAATTTGTTGGAATACCATTTATAGGGGTAGAGAAGTTCTGATACCGATTCATACTAACAAAGTCGATATTCTTCATGCCAACATTGCTAGTGGCGTTAATCACATCTTGAACTTGGAACTTCTGACCAGAACCAGTTAAAGAGTAGGAATATGTGCCAGAAGTAGTAGATAGGGTAATTGTCGTGCCAAGGACATTCCAAGAAAAAGCATCTTCTACTTGACGCTTTGCATCATTGACAAACTTACCAATTAAAGTGGAATACGAGGTTTCGCTGTTCGTAGAGACAGTAGTCTCCCGTAACCGAATCAGTACATCGTTAATTAACTCTAGATAGGTCATCTGCTTGCCTTTGCCTTATTCCTTGCGGAAATTGACTTGGCTTTTGCCTTTGCGTCAGCCTTTGAGGATGCA